ACCGTTATCTTTAGCAATTTGTTTGACCAAAAGGATACTTTCGCCTTCAGGCGCGATACGTTCCAAGTAAGTAATAAAATTCATTTTCCATATCTCTCTAATGTTGATACACCAACCGCTAAGGGTAGACCTTCTGCCCACGCAGGAGCGCTACACATCACGGTTTCCAAGTCTTGCGCGGCTGTCGCCGCGTCTTCTTTTTTCACTTCTAGCACGATTTCATCGTGAACATGAAGCACGACAGTATGCCCGATTCGGCGCAACGCGTCACGAAGTAAATCATTTGCAATCGCTTGCGTAATATTCTCACAAGCGAGTCCAGCCCATAGCCTAGCTCGCGGCCATTCGACTGCATCAGCAGCGGGTTTCCACGCCGCCTTAGCGTAAGATACCGACCCGTCTTCGATATACGCCGACGGGTAACATAGCACCCGACCAGACGGCAAGGCGTACCACAAATTAACACCATCAAACAGATACGTCACGCGACCAGCGGTAAACTCACGCCCCTTATGGCGCATAGCGCACATATACGCCCGCTCAAGCTCACCCCAGTATCGCACTGCCCAAGTGTTACTGCGACGCCACGCGTCAACGGTACGTTTAGCCTCAGCTTCAGGTAAGGAGATACCATAGGCTTTGCCCATAGCGCCAAACGCGCCCGCGCCGCCCATGTAGCCACACGACAGAATAGCCACCTTACCAATCTGACGTTGGTCAGGCGTTATCATATCCATCGGACGGTTAAAGATACCAGCAGCGGCACGGACGTAAATGTCCTCGCCACTGCGAAACACGTTAAGCACATCCTCACTGCCATGCTGCAAACTCGCCCACGGCGTCACACGCGCTTCAATACCTGCCCAATCTGCTACCACTAGCACGTTTCCAATAGCAGGCATCAGCGCAGGGCGAAGCATACCCTTTAAAACGTCAGTAACACGCTTACCATGCACTGGAACGATGTTGCGCCCAATGACCATATCATCACGCACTCGCTGTGGCTCTTTAGCGCATTTACGAGTAAAGTTATGCACCTGCGCACCGTATGACGACGCTCGACCAGTTGCCGAGCCACCATTAAACACAAACGCACCACGCACACGATGGTCTTCAAAGTCCGCAAGGTAAAGCAGACGGTTAAACTTAGCCACAGACGACGCCCACAGGTCATCGGCGCACTGGATAACTTCGCCAACGTGCGATGGGATTTCCTTAAGGTCGTCCATCAGCATTAGATTAGCGCGAACACTTTTGTCGATAGAATACTTCTCGCCATTCCACATCAACGCCCGCGCAGACTCACCAACACGCTCAAGCACCCACTCACGCATCTTCGGTGAACGAACAGACTTAATTGCACCGTCAGTAAGCTCCACGACGCGAGATTGGATTTCCTCAAGCTCAACACTGGCGTAGCGCATGGCGGCGCGACACAGGTCAACGTCTACGAGAACACCCGCGTCGTTAATGCGTTCGTTAACGTGATAGTCCGCAAGCTCGTCATCAGTCAACTGACGCAGTGCCGTAGACACGGCCCGCATAGTCCGCACGTCCTGACGGCAATACTCGATTAGCTCAGGTAGCAATTTGGTGTTAAAAGGAGGAGTACAGCACTGCTTGACTAGCATCTTGCCACGATGGTCTTTGCGCATCTCACTAGAGATAGCGCGACCAACATCCTCAAGACTGCCCGGAAGGCAATTTGCCCGTGCTTGCACAGCAGTGCAGTAAAACTGCTCTAACTTAAAGTCTATCTGAAGAACGTACCAAAAGATTAGCCGCTCAAAGGCGGCGTTATGCGCCCGTATCTGACCCGTAAAGTTGCGAACGTTGCCGGGAAACGGCATATCAGGCGTCCATGTCTGCACTTCACCATCGTCAAAGGCGTAGCACATACACAGCACGTCAGTGGTCAAATCTTGCGCGTAATTGTAAACACCGTGCTTAGGCAGGTCACATTCGCTTCTTGTTTCAAAATCGATATAAAGTATAGGCATAAAAAAAGGCGGCCTTTTAGCCGCCCTTCTCCTTATCGGTTATGCGCGTCTGCGGCGGGTGGCAGGCGCGTCATCTTCGATGACTTCTTGGGGTGTGTCTTCAGTAGCAGGTTCACCGTCAAGGCTAATCCACTCCACGATGTCAAACATCGGCGTGTAGATACGCCCGTAGGCTTTGTGCTGATAGTGTTCTTTACCAAGAGATACAACTGCAACAGGTTTAGTTTGGTCTGTTTCTACCTGATTAGCGATATTGACTGCTAATGTTTGTACAGCGCGTTTACCGCCCACGCTGGTGACTGTGTAGCGTACTTCTTCGCCTTTGTCTTCGCCATCAATACATTTAAGCGAAAATCCCACTTGCGTTTCCCAACCACGTTTAGCAGCGGCAGGCGCAGGCTCAACTTGTGGCAATGGCTCAGTTACGCTAACCATTTTCTCACCTAATACTTCACCTTCACCCCACGCAATAAAGCCGTGCGTAAAGCTAAAAGGATTAACTGCCCAAACAGAATCATTATCCACTTCAGTTTCTGACGCGCCATATACCCAGTGACCTGTTCTATCCATTTTCAGGATAGTGACGCCACCTGCGCTGTTGGTGTCAGTTTGAATGTTGCGTAATGCGTTAGAAATGCTGTTAACTGCTGGAAGGTTGGCGTTGCCAAATACAGATACGTTGTTCATTTTAGTTTACCTTTAAAGTTTATTGAGGGCATTAGTTAATTGTTGCCCGATTAATAAGACAGTTGGACGGGGGTCACTTTCGTGCGCCATCGTACTGCCAGAAGATACTACTGCGACAACATCATCCGGCATGGGCAGTTTCAGAGCCTTTAATTTCTTTTCTGCTTGCGCCGGTGAAACCAATTTGGAATCGTAGATGTCATCATTTGTCAGACCAAGAGCCAAAAGCGATTCGACTGCTTGCGCCTCATTAGTCCATTTTCTTGTCCCACGCTTTGCAACAAGTTTGTAGTTAGGGACTGGTTTGCCCGCTTCAAGCATTTGAAACGCTAATGCTCTCAAATCGGTAATCCATTGTTCCAGAATCTCAGCTTGTTGTAAATAGTTTGCAATAGATTCTGCATCAATATTATCAAGCGTTGCCTTCAGCGCTCTATCTACCTCACCTGTCATTAACGGACAAGTTGGTTTAGCCGCGCACCACTTGCAGTGTTTGCCACTGGCTAAGGGTGCATCAGGTGTTTCAGATAAATCGATAGCTTTCTTAAGCGTTTTTTCAAACTCACGAATGCGTTTAGCAGTAGTTTTCCAGCGCTTAACAGACGGGGGTTGAACAATCACAAGCTCAATAGACGCCGCGCCATCAAACACCCATTCTAACCCTTTTGTGCGCATAGCGGCGGCGGCGTAGAACATGAGCTGTTCATTTTCTTCCACCTCTACACTAACGCCACTGCCAAACTTCCAATCTAGGATAACAGCGCGGTCCCCAAGTCTACCGATAAGGTCAACGCTACCAAACACGTCAGGCAAGAAATCACCGTAGCTTACGTTAGCTTCAACGGTAAACTCCATTGACTTAGTTGGGTCAATTTCATCAAGCGCCGCCAGCGCCGGTTCAATCTTTTCCTTTGCCAACTCAGTTGTCATATCAATGCCCGCATACGACAAACTGTAAATGTTAAAGTTATCCTCAGTGAGTAACTTTTCCATTGCAAGGTGGCAAAGCGTCCCTTCATCGGCATACGATGATGATGGTTTAGGTGGCATTTGTTGCACCAGCTTAACACTGGCAGGACACGCGATAACTCGTTTGGCGGTGCTACCGCCGGCGATACTGGAGTGGCTCATTTTAAATCTCCTGCCTCGGTTGATGTTTTGTCTTCTATATGATTAACAGCAAACTGCACCCCTTTAATAAACTTACTGACGCCTTCATCTCTAGTATCAAATTTTATAGCAACGCTTATAAACTCATGTAATTGTTCTACGCGTTCTTTGTGTAATATGTTTTCACCACTCATTTTAAATCCTCTAATTGTTTAAAGAGATTGCAGTATATCAAAAAAAGTTTGCAAAGAAAAGTTTGCAATGATAAACTTTAGCCATGTTAGAAAAAGACGTCGAAAAATACTTAATAAAAGTCGTCAAAGAGCTTGGCGGCAAATCGTATAAGTTCACCTCTCCAGCGTGTCGGGGAGTGGCAGATAGAATCGTGTGCCTACCTAATGGCAGTACATGGTTTATTGAACTTAAAACCGCAGGCGGTAAGCTGTCACCACTGCAACAACTCTTTGCATCAGACATGGGCAAACTTAATCAAAAGTACGCTTGTCTTTGGAGCAAAGAAGATATTAACAACTGGAGAGAAAACAATGATTGAATTTGTACAATACCTCGATGAAAGCAATTTAGCGTACCTTATTATGCTGTTTTGTTTCTTGCTAATGGCGCGTTCGCGAGCCAAAGCGGTATCCGAAGTCGCACGTCTTCGCACAGTTTTAAAGCAGGTGATGAGATGAGCGCAACTTTACTACTTACTTTGAGCTTCCTTACTGTCGATACTAATATCGACAAACGTGGCAAAACAACTACGCATGAAACAATTGCGTACACAACTAGCGCTATACCCTACGAGTCTATGCGGGCGTGTACTAATGCACGGGAGGAGTGGAATCTTGCTATTGGTGCTTACCAAATGAGTAAGCGCCCTACGCGCATTATAATGGCGGTGTGTAATGACAGCGCAATGGGAGTGGTAGAGTGACCGAGATAACTTTAAAAGCCTACTGCGCGGCGCATAAAGTTAGCCGCACCAGTATGGACTATCACATCGTTAAGATGGGGGTATATCCTGCCGGCAGTATAAGATTATCTCAGGCAGGCGCACCGTCATTCTTGTGGCGCGTTAAAGATTTAGACAAAGCCAGACTAAGACTTGGCATTAGAGGGAATGGAAAATGAAAAACGACCTTATATATATCGCCATTGGCGCGTTCTTGATTGGCGTTATTGTGTCAACGTTGACAATATACGCCACGCACAGACATTATTACGAAATCACCAAAACCACAATCGGTGAGTTTATTATCCATGACGGGCGCATCTACTCAGTATATGAGATGGAAAGAAATGTTCGTGGCGAAATGGTAGCAAAATGACTAAAGACGAACTTTACAAACGCCTGACAATGGCGCAGAAAAACAAAAAGGAATTGAGGAAAATTAAACTTCAACTCCTTAAAGAAATCGAGCAACTGAAGTTAATGCTTCGCGCACTGGAGGAAGGGTAATGGAAATTGATGATGTTGCAGCGCTCATGTTTTACATTGGCGTATTATTTTTAACGGGGTTGTGGCTATGTCATTAGTCAAACCTGTATCTCCAGTAACACCTGCGCCAACAGCCGTTGACTGTAAACATGACCATTGGCGCGTATATAATAGCCTTGGCTACCGCGAGTGTGACCGGTGCAAAGAACAAAGACCCATTTTTAACGATATACGGCATCAAAGATGAACATTTCACAAATATTCATAGGGTTGTCACCCTTCTTAAAAGACAGATTTACAAGCGAGGTATTTACGCTTGGGCTTATTAACGAGCTAAACGAGCAACGCTTTCGTGCTAGATGCAGACGATTGATACGTCAGCACAACGGCGAAACGCGCAAGCTGTACAAAGCGCTAAACAACTTAACAATGAATGATAGATTGCGGTTTTTTGATGTGGTGAGCGGACATGAATGACAAAGATTTAGATATAGTAAGAGAAGCGGTAAAGTACAACAGTCAAACAGGTCACTTTTACAAAGGCGGCGCATCTACGCCTGCTGCGCTTAACTGGAAAAACAAAAACGCAACAATCAACGTTAAAAAAAGTGGACTGCACTCTAACTTTTTAGCGTGGAAGGTTGCGGTGTTCTTAGCCTACGGTTGGTATCCAGCGCATACTGACGCGGTAGAGTATTTAGATGACAATCCAACTAATCTGCGCATCAGCAATATTAGAGTCATTAAAGCGTCTGAAGACGAAATGACTATGATTGACTTTTGCGACGAAAACGACTTGCGCTACCCTAGCGTGTCAGCGCTTATGCGCGGCGAACCGTTTACCCGTCGAGTAGAAAACGGGTATTCAAGAGCGTATTTTAGCAAGAGCTTACTAGAAGCTAATTGCGCTAAACTTCTAGCTAAGAAGCTCCGCGATGAAGAAATTAGAGAAAAGCCTAAAAAGCGTCCGATGGGCAGACGTCGAAATGAACATTTTATGGAATTCTTGAGAACGCACACTATCGTGCCTAAAGGTTGGGAGATGACATTATGTTAACAGGCGACTCAGTACACGCAGGCGACCCCGTAGACGCGCCAGCGCACTATCAAGGTAACAAAATGCAGTGCATCGACGCAATGGAGGCAATGCTAAGTGTTGATGAATTTAGAGGGTATTTGCGTGGTAATGTTTTTAAGTACCAATGGCGTTTTAGAGATAAAGGTGGGCTTGAAGACTTGCGCAAAGCACGGTGGTATTTAGACAGACTAATCAAATTGGAGAATTTCTAATGTACGCATTTAAAGGTTACCCAGTAGACCAAGACCCAACCATCAAAGCGCTTCGCGGCGAGGACATGGAAAACTACATGAATTTGCTCAAATGGCTAGATACCGTGCCGTTTATCCCTTTTAAGGTAAGCGACATTGTGCTGCCTTGGCGGGATAGATGAAACCAAAGCTCAAAACGATGAATGGGGTGTGGATATGCTACACCCCTTGCTGCTCCATTCCGATGATGGCAGACCACCCCAAAACGGCGTACTTAAGATGGAAATTTATTAATGCTAAGACCGAATCAGATAGAAGCTGTTGCCTTTTTGAGCCAAATAGACAAAGGAATGATTCTTGCCCCAGTAGGGGCAGGCAAAACAGCAATAACATTGACAGCGATGAAGGAGGCGCTCGACACGGGCAGAGTACGTCGATTCTTAGTGATAGCGCCAAAGCGTGTCTGCACGGATGTGTGGACGATAGAGCCAGCGAAGTGGGCGCCAAGTCTGACCGTATCTATCGCCGTTGGCTCGCTAAATCAGCGTTTAGCGGCATTTGACGCGCCTACGCAGGTGGTTGTGACTAATTACGACACCCTTCAAACGCTACCGCCATTGCCTGACTTTGATGGCGTGGTGTTTGACGAATTGACTGTTTTGAAGAACCCATCAGGCAAGCGCTTTAAAGCGCTGTTTGCGCGTATCAAAGACTTCAAAATTAAATGGGGGCTTACCGGTTCGTTTACCAGTAACGGGCTTGAAGACGTGTTTGGGCAATGCAAGATAGTTGACGCAACGCTACTTGGCAAATCCAAAACAGCGTTTCTTCAGACATATTTTGTGCTACTCAATAAAGACTTTGGCGAATGGGTTGCCAAGTCCACATCACTGCGTGACGTCATGGCGGAAATTAAACCCGCAACGTACCTTATCGACACGCAAGAGTATATGGATACTTTACCCCCGCTTAACATCGTGCCAGTCAAATGCGCGATGGATATGAAGCAATACGGTGAGATGAAGAAAGACTTTGTGGTGTACTACGAAGAAAAAGAAATCATTGCGGTTAACGCCGCTGTGGTGGTGAATAAGCTACAGCAAATGGCTAGCGGGTTTTCTTACATCGAAGGACACCCTACGACTTGGTTCTCGCGCCACAAGTTTGACCGTCTTGATGAAATACTAGCGGAAAACCAACACGCAAACACCATTATCGTGTACAACTTTCAGGCAGAGCTTGAAGAACTTAAACGCCGATACCCAAACGCGCGAACAATCGACCAGCAGGGCGTCATCTCGTCGTGGAACGCTGGGCGAGTGGAATTATTGCTTGTTCACCCTAAATCAGCAGGGCATGGGCTGAACCTTCAATTTGGCGGCAGTAAAATGGTCTTCCTGTCGCTTCCTTGGTCACTTGATAGATATGAGCAGACCATTGGACGGTTGCACCGTAGTGGGCAAAAGAGCGCCGTATATTGCTATGTACTGCTAACAGACAAAACCGTAGACGAGCGCATATTCGCAAGTCTGCATGACAAACGCGCAATTTCAGATATTGCCTTAGAGGAATTAAAATGAACAACTTAACATGGCGCGACATCTTCTTTAATTTGAACAATTACACAGAAGGTGAATTACAGGTAATGATTGAGTCAGAGCGCCACGGTAAACGTAGACGCTCTATCTTGGTGCGGTTGCATCAGCGCTACTGCATACTCCGCGCTAATCGTGAGCGTGACGAACTACTCGCTTAAAAACAATTCTGCTTCCGCATTTCTGCGTCGAGTAAGCCCAGCTAATACTTTACCGCCGGCCTTGTTCCACCGCAGAAATTGCTCTGCTATTTCAGACTTAGGTTCTTTTGCTTTTAGCATCTTAACAAGCGTTGACGAAACTAAATTTCCACTGCCAATGTTATAGCAGAGGCAAACTAGCGCATCGTATTCATTCTGGGTAAGTGGCTCGCCAATAGCGTTGACCGTATGCTCATACGGCGCTAGCGTCTGCGCTAATAAATGCAATGCCGCTGCTTCTCCCGGCAGTGCCTGACTAGCTTTTACGGGCGTTCCATCAGCGTAGCGCGTTGAGCCTATACCAATTGTCCAAACACCTGCTGGGCATTTATAGCTTTGCAGTTTACAGCCTTCAAATTCTTTAATTAGGGCTAACCCTTTCTCACCTATCTTCATTTCTTTCCCCGTAGCAATAAAATAGTCGTTAGCTTTTGTGTCAGCCGAATCATGTCGTTATCTAGCACCCGCACTTGGTCAATTAGCTCAATTAGCGCGTCTGTTGCTTCTTGCAGAATAGGCTTTACGACGGTGGTCGCCCAGAGCCAGACAAAGTAGACAATATAGCCCATACCGCCAGCAGCGATAATTGGGAATCCATACTGGTTAATATATTTAGCGATAGCATCGGCGTCCATTAGTCTTTTCGCTCCACTGACGGGGGCTTGGGTTTTTCTTGCGGTATCTCAAGCGCCGTAGACGCTAATTCATCAATTCTAACGATGTCATGCGACATGGCTGTAACACGTTTATCTAACTGCTTGATAATGCCAATCAGACTTTTAATCTTCTCAAGTACACTATCAAGCAGAAATTTCTGCGTCAAGTAGACAAAATACATTCCGCCAGTCGCCGCCGCGATAGGGAATCCTACGTCCGTGGCAAACTGTAGGAATTCCATTATTTACTCGTCCACCATGTGACAAAAGAGAACACCGCGCCGATGGTGAATACGATACCGCCCACAAAGCCTTTGTAGCGCGTCTGCTCCGACTTCATCTCGTCAAGCGTTGCAATTATCGCGTCTAGCTTTTTCCCTCTGTCTTCAAATACTTCCTCAAGCGCATCAATGCGCTGCTCTACTTTAGCTAAACGGCAGGCTTCGTCGGGCATCTCGACCTCACTTCAAGAATCTAAGTTTATAAAGAACGGTAAAATAGGTTTCCATAATACCATCAATCAAGTTTTGAATTGGCGTGTCATCTTTACCGCAGACTTTATAGCGGTTTTCATCAATCCACGTCACTTGTTTCTTTAAGAAGTCTTCAATATTATCGACATTTTTACTGCCGATAATCTCAAGGTCTTTAAGGAGCTGATAGCTGCCCTGATACGCCTCTGTAATGCCGTCCGCTTGCTCGATAATCTCATGATAAAAGTCGTTAAGCGCTATGTGCGCGGCAAAGCTACGCGTCCGCAAATGCTCACGGTGCGCAACATCTCGTGCAAGGAACAGTAAAGAGATAAAATGCTCCATTAAGCTACCTCAACCCAGTTAATTGTTGATTCATCCCAATAATAATACTTACCATCTTGCGGATACTCTACAGGCGGTTGCCATGACATGGTGTCGATGTCACCCACCCAAGAAAAATAAGGTTTTCTTAGATTAAATTCTTGTAGCTTATCTGTGTCAAACTCTACTTGTGATAACACTTTTAAAACACCTACAAGGCTTGTATCTGCGTCATCATCACACGTCCCGTAAAGCAGTGGTGCTGTGCTAAGTGACCCGTCAGGATTTGATGCAATAGGAAAATCCGATTCATTTTGAAAGATAAACTGAAAGCCTTTTACGTTTGGAAGCACCGGACCTGTACGCATTGGTGCTTCTGTGCAAAGAATACCCGTGTCTGCGTCAATGTTTGTTAGTTGTATGTACATAATTATTTCCTATTTTAAATTGGTACTCTACGGACTGCTCTAAATCGCAAAGAAGCGTCTTTGTTACCTGTTGTTGTGCTACCATCACCTGTGTAACTTGCTAAACCAAATTGCAAAGTGCTTTCCGTAGATGTCCAATAATAAGCTGTATTAAACGCATTTGTTTCACCAGTTCTAAAGCCGATACCCGCACTTGTTTGTGCAGGAGCACCACTCGTGTAGTTTGTACTAATTGGTTCTGGTGATACAGCATTAGCATTTGCACCAAAAGACGTATTATTGGCGTCTGTAGTTGGCTTTAAAAAATAGTATAGCACTTCAAATTCGTTTAAAGCAGGTAAATACCAATCACTATAGCCTCCAATAGTAAGACCTTCACAAAAGGTAGCTGCAACATATCCCGCGCCTAATGCAGCTTCTCCAGCCGAGTTTGCTGGGCCGTTAATTACCGAAGTAAACCCCGTTACAACCCCTGCTGTCCCCCACACACCAGACGATTCCCCCGATGCTTTAGGAGCAACAATTAGATAATGCGTAGCTATGCCTCCACCACCAACTGCAATTTT